TTAAGCGGTTTGAGGACATGCTCAAGCAAGAAAACACATATGAACTTTTTAAAGAGGTGTCTGAGTTTGAACTTCTTATAACTCAGATGGAACTATATGGGATTAAACTAGATGTAGATAAAGTTAAATCAAATCTAAGAGAAGCTACCAGCCAGATAAATAAAGTAGGGTTTAAGATTAGAGATATGCGAGGCTACGCTATCAACCCCGGCTCTCCTATCCAGGTTCAGAAATGGTTAGGTATTGCTGATTCTACCAGTCGAACTCTTGAGAGATTAAACAGAGATGAGGCCAGAGCTGTACTAGAATACAGAGCTTGGTCCAAAGTTAAGAATACTTATTACTCACCATTCCTCCAGAGAATGGATAAGGACAATTGTATTCATCCAACCTTCCGCATGACCGGCACTGTGTCTGGCAGATTGTCATGCTCTAAACCAAACCTTCACGCGGTCCCGCGTAAATCAGAAATCTACAAAGTTAAAGATTGTATAATAGCCAGGGAAGGGTACATCCTGGCAGAAATAGATTACAGCCAAGCTGAGATTCGAGTGGGTTCACACTATGCCCGTGAGAATAAGATGCTTGATATGATTAGAGCTGGTGTGGACATCCACACCGCAACAGCTAAGGAAGTTGGTATCGATCGCTTCATCGCGAAGACTCTCAACTTCAGCATCATCTATGGGATCGGGGCTACTGCTTTAGCAGAAAACCTCAACATCTCTGAGGCTGATGCACGCAAATACTTGAACAAGTATAACAAGCAATTCCCTGGCTTCCGTAAGCTTCTCTACGACGCACAAAATGTGGCTAAGAACCGAGGGTACATTACAATGTACTCAGGCCGTAGAAGGCACTTCACAGGGTATGAGCCTCCATACCACAAGGCTATCTCCTACTTGGTGCAGGGTTCTGCATCAGAAATGCTCCGCTCATCCATGTGTCGCATATGGAATGAGATGGACAGAGACGTAGTTAGAATGGTTCTAACTGTTCACGATTCAATACTCTTCGAGATCAAGAAGGGTTATCAGGATGAAGCCATCCCAAAAATTCTCAGGATAATGAATGATCAACCTTGGTGCTCATCACCGATTAAGAGTGATGCAGACGTTGGGGAGTCCTGGGGAACAATGAAGGCATACTAATATTGATAACCCTGGAGGGGGGAATGACCACTGAGAAGACGGAGACATCGTATTGTCAAAACTGCATTTGTATAACTAATAACTTAACACTTGAAACAATCCATGGTAAAGATTATTGGCTTTGTGAAAAATGTAAAAACCCACTGCCCAAAGAAGCTTACACACTAAGGCTTCTAAAGAGTTGGGGAGATACAGCTTATGAGAAAAAGGGAACCAGAAATAGTTAGGGGGCTATATGAAATATACTGTTATGGAACAAGACCTTGAGATTATCCAAGAGTTATTATCAGGCTTGGATGAGGACATTAAGTACATCGCTCAGATAGCATCGACTTACAAAAGTCAGGAGCTTATCGAAGACAAGAGGGTTGATAATCTAGGTATCATGAATGCTACTGAATTTTATAACTGTTACACACAAGTTATTAAAGATTTGAAACAAATTAAAAGGTCACTTAAACCAGTCGAAAGAAGACTGGTTGCTGCGAAAGGAGATACTAAATCTTTCTACACTATATTCGATTGGTTTGTTCTCAAGCCTTTATGGGTCAAGTGTGGATTACTTTAATCATGGGTAAATACCAAAGAGAGAAAGGTGCTCGCTTTGAAAGGGAGATCGCAAATGTTCTTAAGCAAGTGTTTGGACCAAAGACAATTAGAAGTTCAGGTCAATGCTTTTCAGGTGACACCAGAGCAGATGTTGATTGTCCTAAGATATGGGTAGAGTGCAAGGTCGGTAAACGACCGAACATCAAGGCCGCGCTTGAGCAAGCAGAGGAAGCAAGCTCAACCAATGGCTCTGATAAGAAGTGTGTAGCGATTTGCAAATGGGATAGAGAACCAGCAACAGCTACAATGAGACTAACGGATTTTGTTGAAATCCTTAAACTAGCTTATGGAGAATATGATGGCAGTAAGTAAGACACCGCGAAAAACTATGAGAGATGAATTTGCTTTGGCAATTGTTCAAGGTCTTGTAGCAGGTGAATCAAGAATGAGATTTGATAAGGCTGAAAAATTAGCGGAGCAAGCTTATGAAATGGCAGACGCCATGATTCAAGCCAGGATTCAAAAGCTTAAAGAATCCAAATGATATTAGCCCCGTCTTCGGACGGGGCACTGTCAATATTTTGACACTTGGGAAAACACAACCGGGGAATAATAATGCAGAACAAATCAATATTTTACTTTATCAGTGTGCTCGCAATCATCTTGAAGTGCTGGCTGACTATTAGATTTTGTTGGGCTTTAGATGGTAACAACATCGAGGCAACAGTGCTTGGTCTTATCAATGACCTAGCCCAGCTTGGCTTTGGGTTACTGGCCATCTACTACATGGGAGCCAAAAGGGTTGGGCTATTTGCTATAGCAGCTGCCTGCACCTTCGTATCCATGATGGCAAGTCTTGGATTCTTTGTTGAGTCTGACAGGGCATCTCAAGCCAGGGCGATTGAACGGACTGAAGTTTACCAGCAACTCCAGTCAAAGAGAGATCGTCTTCTACAGATGAACGTTGCCGATATGCAGGTAGCAGAACGTTATGAGAGTTATGAGAGGATCACAGCAGCTAAGAATCTTAGGGCTGATGTTCTGAAGAGGGAGAACCAACTTAGCCAAATCGCTATAGACTTAGATTTGCTTGAGAGGAACCCGCCCGAAGAGATGGGTTCCCCCATGTTCGCTGGCCTTGCCAGAGTTACAGGCGTGTCGTCCAATAAGATACGATTGTTTGCCTATGTATATCTCTCAATCTTACTTGAGATAATCGCCTTGGTAAGTTTATCGGTGTGTACCAAGAGTAGTGTTTCAGTTGAAACACGCAGCAATCATCTGTTACCAGAGTACGCAGAATCAAACAAGCCTCTTGGATTAAATACGTCAAGACAACTAGCCTGAGAACTAGGGGAGGGGGTGAAGACCAAGTTAATTTCCCCTCCCCTAGCGGGTGCCCCCCACCCTATATAGAATCCTGAACATCCTTTTCATTAATTACTGGCTCAGGCATGTAGTAACTTTTACTTAAGCCCCTGGGGTATAGATGATAACATTGCCATCCCCAAGTATGAGTTACATTAGGACCAAGAATATAAGTACGACCTTCATGAGTAACCAAAGGCAGAGTACCTATTGTGATCCCAGTCATCTCACCGTAGACCCACT